ACAATCTAAAATTTTTACTTTATTAAATAAAGTATCAGAAATCCAAAAGTCAAAAAATACACTTTTGGCTAAAAAACAAAAAATTAAATTAGGCAAAGTGGATGAGCTAGATTATGAATATTCAGTTGTTGAAGAAGAATATTCTAAATTATCTTATTTTGTAGAAGAAGCATTTGACGAACTTTTTGCCAAAGCCGTAGAGTCATGGCAAATGCTAAATGATGTATTCAAAAACAATTCAGAAAACTTCTGGAGATTTGAGGATGAATTGGCTGGAGACAAATTAAAACTAGAAGAAATACAAGTTCTAGCTGATGAATTGGGAGTTGATGTATCAGAAGTATATCCAGACTTCGAAGAACATTATAATATCATTGTTCAAGGAATGACTTTGGATGCGCTTTATGATGAAAAAGAAAGAGAATTTGACACTTATTTCGGATAATCAAATTATATATAAATGAAAAACACAGAAATTTTAAAAAAAATCAATGCTTTGCTTTCAAGAAGTGTAAATCTTGAACAAGCGACATTGGACAACGGCACGATAGTGGAAGCTGATAGCTTTACTGCTGGAAGTCCAATTTTTTCAATCGATGGGGAAAACAAAAACCCACTAGAAATTGGAACTTACACTTTAACCGATGGCACTATCATCGAAGTTTACGAAATTGGAGTAATTGGCGAAGTATCTACGGCTAGTGCTGAAAGTGGCGAGGGCGAAGTTGAAGCTGGAAAAAAGAAAGAAACTGCTATGGCAGAAGTTCCAGCAACTCTAGAAGAAATTTTGACTGCCGTTGTAGATGCGATGCAACCAAAATTAGATGAATTACAAGCTAAAATTGATGCTTTAAGTGGTGCAACTACTGAAATGAAAGCAACACTTTCATCAACATCAGCAACAAAAACAAAACACAAACCAACAGAATTAAAAAAAGAAGTAAAAACCAATTCGTTTGACTCACAATCTTTAATATTTGAAAGATTAGCAAACCTAAATAGATAAAAAAAATGAAAAACTTAAGAAGAACAAATTTAAGTGAGCCAACAATCACTACAAATTATGCTGGAGAATTTGCTGGAAATTATATTGCATCGGCAATTTTATCAGCGAACACAATCGCAAACAATGGTATTACTATAAGACCAAATGTGAAATTCAAGGAGACAATAAAGCAAGTATTTTCTGACAATTTAATACAAGACGCAACATGTGACTACAATAATGTAGGGGATGTATCTTTAGCTGACAGAGTTTTACAAGTTGAAGAAAAGCAAATAAATTTGACTTTGTGTAAGACTCCATTTCAATCCGATTGGGATAGCATCCAAATGGGGTATTCAGCCCACGATGTGCTTCCGTCATCATTTTCTGACTTCTTTATTGGTAAAATGTTAAATGAAGTAGCTTTAGCAACAGAGAAATATCTTTGGAATGTTACTGATGGATTTCCATTTTTATTAGAAGCCGATGGTGCTAGTGTTGTAGCGAGTACTTCAATCGATGCTACAAATGTAATCACAGAAATGCGTAAAGTTGTAACGGCTTGTCCAGATGCAATCTATGGAAAAGAAGACCTAAAGTTATTTGTCTCGCAAAAAGTGGCTAAAGCATATGTAGCCAGTTTGGGGGGTTATGCAACTAACATTGGAGCAAATGGTTTAAATGCTCAAGGAACGACTTGGTATACTGCTGGTGGAGCATTGAGCTTCGATGGTATTCCAGTTTTCGTTGCTAACGGAATGAAAGACCAAAATAGTAACTTAATGGTATTGACTACAACATCAAATTTATATTACGGAACTTCTTTACTTTCAGACCAGAATTTAGTTCAGACCATAGACATGGCTTCAATCGAAGGCTCAAAAAATGTAAGATTTATCATGCGTTGGACTCAAGGTTTACAAGTTGGATTTGGTGCTGATGCAGTAGTTTACGGAACATTCGTGTAGTATTAATCTTATAAATTTAAATTATGGCTTGTTTAATGACAACGGGGCGCAAATTAGCGTGTAAGGATGCAGTCGGTGGCATTCGCCGAGTATTTCTAGCCGACTATGGTACATTGGGTACTGCAACAATAAGTAATACTGGTTATGTGACTGCATTTTCTGGAAACTATGCTCTTTTGCAATATGATGTAAAAAGTGCTTCTGGACTAGAGCAAACAATCAATTCTAGTGACGATAATGGAACTACTTTCTTTGAGCAAGTTTTGACTTTGGTTTTAACAAAACTTGACCCATTGACACAAGTGGAACTTCAAAAAGTTATAACTGGTAGACCACATGTTTTTATCGAAGATAATAACGGAAACTATTTAGCAGTTGGTATGACTAGAGGCACAACGACAACTGGGTCAATTTCGAGTGGAATTGCACTTGGCGACCTAAATGGCTATACCTTAACCATAACTGGGCAAGAACCTTTAATGGCTCAATTTGTTACTGCATCATTGGTAACAAATAATATCCTTGAAGATGATGGAACGAATGTTCCAACACAAATTACACCAATTTAAGACATTCGGTGAGGGATTGATTTTATTTCAATCAAAATTAGGTATTGTTTCGGCAATACCTTTTTTTTTATGCAAAAACGAAAAACTTTACGTTATATAATTATGACAATAGTTGATACAAACCCAGAAAAAACATTTTCAATCATACCAATTCGCCAGTTTGACGAATACGAAAATGACATATATGTTGATATAACCAACGAAACCACAAAAGAAGTTTACACCAGATTAATAACCTATCGAGAAAACATCAAAGATGTATATTATATTGGTGCTGATGATTTTGATTTTTTTATCGAGAATAATTTTTTTACCATGAAGGTTTATTTTGACGATACAGAAGAAACAATTTACAAAGACAGAATGTTTTGCACTAATCAAGACATTGACACGTTTAATATAAACGAAAACCAATACAACTTCCCGAATATAAACAATAATAACTACATTACAATATGAGAAAAGCACCAGCAAAAAAAGGTAGCGTAAGTATGGTACAACTAGCAACCTATACATCGCCACAGATAGTTGAAGTAAAAAACAAAGACTGGGTTGCGTATGGCGAGGACAACGACTATTTTGGTTACTTACAAGACAGAATTAACGGAAGTCCGACCAATAATGCTATTGTAAATGGTATCAGTCAAATGATTTATGGCAAAGGTCTGGATGCAACAGAAAAACTTTTAAAGCCAGAAGACTATGCCCAAGCCATGCTTCTTTTTGATGATGATACAACCGAAAGACTTTGCTACGATTTAAAAGCGATGGGTCAATGCGCAATTCAAGTTGTGTACTCACTTGACAGAACTCGTATTGTAGAATGTAACCATTTCCCAGTTGAAACATTAAGGTCTGGAAAATGTAATGAAGATGGCGAAGTTGAATTTTATTATTACGCTGATGATTGGAACGAAATAAATCATCAAAACTTACCGACACCAATACCAGCTTTTGGTACTAGTCAGCAAAGCGAAGAAATTTTGTATGTAAAACCTTACAAAACTGGTTTTTACTATTATAGTCCAGTAGATTATCAAGGTGGGTTGCAGTATTGTGAGCTAGAAGAAGAAATTTCAAACTACCATTTGAACAACGTAATCAATGGCATGACTCCAAGTCTTCTTTTAAATTTCAACAATGGAACACCACCAGAAACTGAACAAAGACAAATTGAGAGAGACATCCAAGCTAAATTCTCTGGAACATCAAACGCTGGTAAATTTATTCTTTCATTCAACGATACAAACGCTTACGCATCAACAATAGACCCAGTTCAATTAAGCGATGCTTCAAATCAATATCAGTTCCTAGCTGATGAGAGCATGAGAAAAATAATGATTTCTCACAGAGTCATCAGTCCGATGCTTTTGGGTATTAAAGACAATACTGGTTTTGGAAACAATGCAGACGAATTGAAAACTGCATCTATTTTAATGGACAATCAAGTTATAAGACCATTTCAAAATTTGCTAATTAAATACTTTGACAAAATCCTAGCTTTTAATCAAATTACATTAACACTTTATTTTAAGTCATTACAACCACTACAATTTGACGAATATACAAATATACCAGTTCAAGAAAATAATGTCTTAAATCCAATACAAAGTGCTTTAAAAGAAGTTCCAAGCTTGGACACAGAATTGGGAAAACAAATACTCACAAATTTAAAGGGAGAAACAAAGCCAGATAATTGGATGCTAATTGATATTAGACCATCAAACGAAAATGATAAGCAACTAAATTCACAACTTAAAAAATTAAGTTTGGCTAGTGTTATTCCGAGTACGGCAAATCAAGATAGTGAACAAGACAATCTATTGTTCAAAGTACGTTACGAATATGTAGGCAACCAAAACCCAGAGCGAGAATTTTGTCAAAAGATGATGAGTGCTGGTTTATTATACCGATATGAAGATTTAGACCAAGACCTTGACAACAATGCTGGGTTTGGAATAAATGGTGGAAATTCCTACAATTTGTTCAAATATAAGGGGGGGGTCAACTGCAAACATTGGTGGATGCGCAAAATCTATATGCAAATAAACGACCAAGAAATTTCAGTAAATGAAGCTAGAAGAATTATAAAAGAGATTGTACCGAATATGCGAAAAGAATTTGAATTTCCAACCAACCCACCAGAAGTAGCACAAATTGCGAGTGAGTATAACGATTTCTGGAGATACAATAAATAAATATGGCAACGACATTATTCATAACACCGAACGACCTTAAACAGAATACAATTCTAAATGGAAATGTAGATGAAAATTTGTTTCTTAATTTCATAAAAATTTCCCAGCAAATGTATATCCAGAATTATTTGGGAACGCAGTTGTATAATTCAATTACTGAAAAAATACAAACCAATACTTTGACTGGAGATTATTTAGATTTGGTTACAGAATACATCCAGCCGATGCTCATACATTCAGCCATGGTAGATTATTTGCCATTTGCAAACTATCAAATTAGAAATGGTGGAGTCTTCAAACATCGTACTGATAATTCAGAAAGCACCACAAAAGATGAATTGGATTTGCTGGTACAAAAGCATCGTGGATTTGCTGATTTTTATTGCCAGAGATTTGTGGACTATATGGGGATATTTGCATCCCAAAAATTCCCAGAGTATTGGTTGAATAAAAATGCTGATATGTTTCCAGATAATAAACCTAGCTCATGTAATTGGGTATTATAAGACGATTTAAGCAAGTTTTATTTTAAAATTATAGAAATGAGTTTGAAAGAAGAAAAAATCCCTTACAACCAAAAAAAAGGAGTAAAAAAAGAAATATACAACATAAAGCTCGAAAACATTAATAAGATGATAAGCTTTTTAAAAAAACAGAATAAAAAATGACTTCCGAGCAAATAAAAGTTTATGCAGTAAATGGAACAATATTTGGCTTATCATTTACTAGCATTGAAAACACTATGAAACTACTACTTTTGGCTATGTCAATCGTATATACTGGAATAATGATATATAAAACACTAACTAAAAAAGATGCAAATAAGTAAACACCTTTCATTTAAAGAATGCACCTATTCAGCAACGGCTGAAAAGATGGGTATTTCAAATAACAATATGACTAAAACTCATATTGAAAATATGAAGCTTTTGGCTGAAAAAGTATTTGAGCCAATTAGAGAACATTTTGACATGCCAATTAGAGTGACTTCTGTTTTTAGAAGTTTTAACTTAAACCAAGCAATCAAAGGAAGTATAACAAGCCAACATTGTTCTGGACAAGCTATGGACATCGACATGTCTGGAGTTGAAGGAATATCGAATAAAGATATTTTTAACTATATAAAACAAAATTTAGATTTCGACCAGCTAATTTGGGAGTTTGGAAATTCAAAAGAGCCAGACTGGGTACATGTTTCTTATACGGCAGACAAAAACAGAAAGCAAATTTTAAAAGCCAAAAAAATTAACGGAAAAACAAAATATGAAATTATCTAGTAAATATTTAAACCCATCTGACTTGGATAGCATTCCACAACCAATAAAAGATTTGCTAGACCAATCAGCTCAATCGTACGCTGAAAGTCCGTACACGACAAACGCTGGTTTTTTTTTAAGACTACTTTGTAAATTATTTAAACCTAGTACAATCATTAAAATGTTTGCACACAAATTGAGTAAGTAATGATTTTAACTCTAGCAACAATATCAGCTATAATTTTTTGGGTTATATATTTTACAAATTGCGAAATTATCATTTCAGCTATTAAGGGATTGATGGTTGGAGCTTTATATAATGATGATGAATTTGATGGGGAAACGGAACATACAATTCAAATTTTGGTGTTCTTTTTCTCCATTAATTTTATTTGGACTACATTTAAATAGTAAATTTAGTAAGAAAACTATCACAACGTAAAACCCTATAAAATAAGGTATTTTTTGATGATTGAAAGATTACAAAAAAGTAAGATACTAACAAGTTTTTAATAAAATCGTGCCTTAAATGTGCCTTAAAATCGTTTTTAGGGGTTTTTAGAGTTTTGATTACATAAATTAACTTAAATTAAAATTATGTCTAAATTACATCATTTACATAGTAAAATTTTACCATTAATTCAGTTCAATTCTAATAATTCAGAGATTGCAAAAGAGATACTTCCAGATGGAAATTATAATGAAATTGAAAATTTAAGAAAGTATATTGCTAAAATAAGAAACCAAAATTCTGAATGTATTGAGCCATATTTAAATGGCAATCCAAATAATATTTTAATCATCGGAGACTTACACGCTCCATTCAATTTACCAAAATATCTGGAATTTTGTCTAGAGCAACAAAAAAAGTTTAAGTGTGGTCGAGTAATCTTCATTGGCGATTTGGTAGATAATCATTTTTCCAGTTTTCATGAAACAGACCCAGATGGTTTGAGTGCTGGAGACGAACTAGATTTTGCAATTTGCGAACTGCAAAAATATTATAAAGTTTTTCCAGTTGCCGATGTCATAATTGGAAACCACGATAGACTAGTACATCGAAAAGCTTATTCTGGTGGTGTATCTAGAAGATGGATAAAAGAATACAAAGATGTCCTTGGAACTCCAAATTGGAACTTTGTAGAAAGTCTAGACCTTTTCAATATAAACATAAATCATGGGGAAGGTGGAACTGCCAGAATTAAAATGAAAAAAGAACTCCAGAGTCAAGTTCAAGGTCATTTGCATTCTGATTTGTATGTTGATTATATCGTTGGTAAGAATTTTAGAATTTTTGGAATGCAAGTTGGATGTGGAGTAAATTATAAATCCTATGCTATGGCATATGGTAAAAATTTTAAAAAACCAGCCATAGGTTGTGGAGTAATTTTAAATAAGGGTACGTTGCCAGTAGTCATACCAATGGAGTTATAAACAATTTGATAATAAGTATTATATTGTCGTATTATTTAACTTCATATATTTGAAACATCAATTTGGGTTGCACCTATTGATTTAGGTTTACCTAATTGAGAAACCCTTTCAAGACTGCAACCCCTTGATAGGGTTTTTTGTTTTTGTCTGAAATCACGTTTTCGGAAAACCTTTAAACTTCCTAAAAAATGATGGGTTACCATCGGGTTATGCGAAAGGAAGCACCAGACTAAATCGAAATGGTGGCATCAGCATTCAAGTGCTGAAAGTTCGAGAGATAATTTAACTTGGATAAAAATTATCATCTTTCAAAGTGACGAAACTCAACTTAAGAAAGTTAATAGTACCCAATGGATTTAGTCATTTTTTTGATTATTTCCCTTGGGTTTACTATATCTTTTAAGCTCAAAAATCTAACAAAAGAAAGTAAATAATATATAATATAATAACTATACAACCCTAATAAATTATAAAATAGATAATATATGAGTGATATTTCAAAATGTAAAGATAGTCTATGTCCATCAAAAGACTATTGTCATAGGTTTACTGCGCCAGTTGGAATGTATCAATATTATCAAAATTTCAATCGTGAAGAAGATGCTGATAATTGCGATAAGTTTTGGGAGAATGGCAAATGTAAATATTGTAATTTAGAAAATAATAATCACAAATTAAGTTGTCCAACATGTAAAATCCAATGTAACTTATAAGTTACTAATCGTTTAAAGTTAAACCTAAATTTTTAGGGTTTTAATTGATATAAAAAGTAATAACTTTAGTCCCAAATATACACTAAATTAGAGACGAAAATGAAAATAACAATAGAAACAAATGGCGAAACATTGGTTTTAGATTTAGATAATCAAAACACAATCTGGGAACTTATACCTAAATTGAAAATCATGCTTATGTTTTGTGGTTATAGTGAAGATTTAATAAACCAAATAATAGAAGATAACGAATGACAACAAGCGAAAACGAAAACGGAAATAATATTTTATTAATAGCTATTATAATAGGTTTAATTACTGCAATAGTATTAACTTCATGTGGAAGTAGAAAAGTAAACAAGTCAGTAACCAAAGAACAAGAACAAAAAACGGAAAAAATTACTCTCGAAACTGAAACGAAAGTAACTGACAACACTAAAATATTTGATACTTCAACAACTGATGAATTTGAGATTTGTCCAGTATCTGATACAATTCCAATGGTTGTGAATGGAATAACTTACAAAAACGCTAAAATAAAGCGTTCAAAAAAGAAAAACAATATAAGTGTTTCGAAAGATGTAAAAGTCCAGCATAACACTCAAAAAAGCGATTTAAAGACTATTAAAACCGACAAAGTAGTTAAAATAAAACAAATAGACAGAAAACAATCTTACTGGTGGATGCTTTGGTTTCTGTTATTAATTCCAGCTTACTATGTCTGGAGAAAATATAAACTATCAAATTTGTTTTTTTAAATGAAAGATAAGAAATGTAAAATCTGTAAAGTTAAATTCACACCAATTCAGTTTGCGCAAATTGTATGTGGGTATAAGTGTGCGATTGAGCATTCCAAAAATCTTAAAAAACAAAAAGAACAAAAAGACTGGAAACAACAAAAAGCCGTTTTAAAGGAAAAACTTAAAACGCTGGGTCAATATGAGGCAGAAGCAAAGAAGTCCTTTCAAAAGTGGGTTAGAATGCGAGATGAGAAACAACCATGTATCAGTTGTGGTGTTGAAAATACAGAACTCTGGGATGGTGGACATTTCAAGAAAGCCGAAATTTACTCTGGAGTTATATTTAACGAAAAGAATTGCCACAAACAATGTCGCAAGTGCAACAGATTTCTGGGTGGTAACGAATTGAACTATCGAGATGGCTTAATAAAACGATATGGACATGATTATGTAAATGAGCTAGAAATGATGGCAAACGAAACCAGAAATTACAAATTCACAAAAGAAGAACTAATCGCCAAAAAAATCAAATACGATATACTGATAAAAGAATTAAAATAGTATATTTGCTTATAAGTTTGATTAATTCATACTTTTTGTTTTTTAATCGTTTTTAGTGAAACGGAAAAGTCCTTGCCTTTTGGTAGGGATTTTTTTTTATGTTAAAATTTTCTTAAAAACATTTATATTAACAAAATGTTATTACATTTGCTAAACAAATGTGGAGAACACCACTCATTAAATCGGACTTCTTTCTTCCTAGTGAAAGATATCGAGACCACAGAGAATAAGTGGCGAGGTCAATAAAGACTAAAAAATTGGGTGTAGTTACTCTGGCTTAAAAACCGAAACTACGGCATTTACAAAAAGGCAATTATTTAGCTACATAGTAACAGGTCGTTTGTGTCAAAGTTTGAATGAACTTTCTGATGAGCCACAGATTGGCGAAACACAAAAACAAATAATTAAAACAAATAGAAATTATGAACTATCAAAAATTAATGCAAAACAATCCAACAGAATACGACAGAATGATAAACTCTAAAGGTCAAGAAATTGTATTTTACGAACATCCTTTTAGGGGAGATGAATTTCCAGTTATAATCGTATGTCACGAATTAGAATTAGCAGACTATACAGATTTCATGGAAACTACGGATATGATGGAAGACCATAAAGAATACGAGCCATCATTCGTAGATGGAAAATTGTATATTGGAGAATTTGAATATTAATTATAATTACAGAAGTAAAAATCAATCACTAAAAACAAAAAAATGAAAAATCATATAAAAGAAATCATGCAAAATGCCAAAAGGAGTTATGAGTATGACAATAGAAATTTTCAGACTAAAGCAATCAACACTTGTATTGAAAATGGAATGGTAAAAGTGACTATTGCAGACGAAGGAATGTTAAGTTCAAATCCAAAAATTCTAAAATCAGATGGGTCTTTATTTTATTTTAATTTGAGAGTCGATGCTTTTGGTTTTGCTAGACGAGTTCGTGTTCATAACTACATCGCTCCAAATGATATTTTAAAGGCAATCGGAGATTTATTAAACAAAGAAAACATTAAGGAAAAAATAAATGCTACTTATTTTGAAAGTTGCGAGTGTTCACGTTGTAACGGAAAAGGAATAATTCCACAATTTCATTATTATTGTGGTGGTGTTTGTTTTGACTGCTACGGCTCTGGTAGAGAAATAAGAAAAAAAACTATATAACTAAAAACAAAAAACAAATGAAAACATTAAATTTAACAAAAAAAGATTGGTACAGATTTGAGTCATTATGCAAATCATTTGGACTAATTGTACAAACTGACGCTAATTATACTTATAGTAATTTATGTGAAACTGAAAATTGCTATTTAAGAATTATAAAAAATAACGAAACAATATGCCTTGCATATTTAATTAACTAAAAACAATCATGAAAACATTTTTAAGCAAACAGAAGTACCAAGTTTACGCAATCGGAATTATTGCAGTCTATTTTTTAACCAGATTTTTTTATTAATCATTAAACACTAAAAACAAATGAAAACATTAAGTACACAATTAGGAAATTTTATCGGACTAGGAATTGACATCAATTCTTTTTTCAGCGTTACTATCAACGAATACGAAATCACATTACTAGGATTTTATTCAGAAGATTTAGAAAACAAATTACTATCAGCTGGATTTGTAATTTTTGATTATTGTTATGCTGACAATCCAAACTGGGTTGAATTAACAAAAGATGGATGTCGAATTTCTTTAAACAAACAATAATGGAATTTGCTAGTTATAAATACGGAGACATCATCTTTGAAATTGAGTATAACTATAACTCTGGAGATGATATGGTTTGGAATTATGGCGATGGAACTGGTTACGATGGAACTCCAGCGCAAGTTGATATTCGAAACATCTTTTTAAACGAAACGGATGTAATAGACATTCTAACTGATGAATTTATCGATACTATTGAAGTTTACATTCTAAATTCACACAGATGAGATTTGAAGATTTCAAATTGATTTACGAAGAAATGTACAACGTATTTCAAAGGGATAAGGAACTTACTCACATTGAAGTTGTGTTTCACATAAAACCAGTAGTAAGCGAAAAAAAAGTAGCAAAAATTAATGTTAAAACATTTAAGAATGGAAACAAATGACACACGCTGGGTATTGCTAGAAGAAGGCAAACCACACACTCTATTGCTTACAGAAGAAGAAGCAAAAAGGTCGAAATTAAAATTTAGTGAAATGTACCCACATCTGGACTACACTATCTTTTATGACGAATATTACGAATTTTCAGAATATTACTAATCACTAAAACAATTAAAAATGAAAACAAACGAAAGCTGGAGTACCAAAGAACTGGTAAATTTTTTAAGTCAATCAAATGAAGCATTAAGAATTGAAAATGCCAGATTGATGGATGAAGTCGAAAGACTTACAAATAATATCGAAGTTCATGATGCAGAAATTGTTTCAAGTTATGGACAAAATTTGAATTATTTTTATACCTTTAATCACTAGAAAAAAACAATTTTAACTTTAAAAAACAAAAGATGAATTTAAAAGAAAAACTATCGCAAATTCAAATCGAATTTAAAGCCAAAAAAACTTCTTACAATAAGTTTGGCAATTATTATTTCAGAAGTGCTGAAAGCATCCTAGAAGCACTCAAACCTTTTAACGAAAAGTATAAGGTTTATTTCACTATCAACGAACAACTCGTAAATGCAAATCCACCAATCATGACATCAGTCGCTACAATCTGGGATTGTGAAAGTCCAGATAGCATCGATTGTCAAGCCGTAGTTGGAATTGACCTAGAGCAAAAAGGTATGGCAACACCACAGAGATATGGTAGTTCATCAAGTTATGGTAAAAAGTACGCACTCGGAAATCTTTTATTAATAGACGATACTGCTGATGCTGATGCTACCAATAAACATGAAAAGGAACAAACCAAACCTTTGTTAGTAGAAAATACAGAAGCATTTAACAAAGCTCTAGATTACGTTGCTACTGGTGGAGACATTACTACCATCGAAAAAAAATACATACTAACCAAAGAAGTTAAAGATAAATTAAAAAAATAGGGAAGCTGAAAACTATCTAGAGTAAGCAAATTTTAAAAACAAAAATTATGTTTCAAACATTAAAAGCACCAATGACAAATGGCTCAAGTGCAACAGAAGTAAACAAAGTTTACAAAACAAATGACTTATCAATCTTTAAAGTTATTGGGGGCAACAGAGTGCCAAATCCACAACACATTAAAAGATTAAAAATGTCTATTATTGACAACGGAATGTTATGCAATCCTATTCTAGTAAACCAAAATATGGAAGTAATCGATGGACAACATCGTTTGTTAGCATCAAAAGAATGTAGTTCATTTATTTATTTTATTGTCTTAAAAAATTATTCTTTAAATGAAGTTCACACTTTGAATTTAAATCAAAAGAATTGGACAAAAAAAGATTACATGGATGGATATGCAAACATGGGATTGGAGTCTTATTTGAAACTGCAAAGTTTTGTGGCAAAAAATGAAGATTTCAGTTTTCAAGATTGTGTAAGTTTATGTGGAAATCAATCTTTTTCTCCAATGGTAAGAGACACAAGACCATTAAAAAATGGCGAAATTGGTAATCAATCAGAAATTTTTGTCAATGGAACTTGGAAGGGTAAGGATTTCGAACTAGCACAAGAATGGGCAGAAAAAATAAGATTAATAAAACCTTATTATAATGGCTACAATAGAAGTGTGTTAGTCAGAGTTATGATTTCTTTATTTAAAAACCCAGCTTTTGATTATAGCGAATTCATGCATAAAATTAGATTACAACCTAAAGCATTAATCGATTGTGCTAATGTCGAACAACAAAAACTGCTAATTGAAGAAATATACAATTATAAAAGTCGAAATAAAGTTAATTTAAGATACTAAAAAAAATGGAAATACAAGGAGAATTGATTGTAAAAGGGGAGACTGAAACAATCGGAGCAAAGGGATTTAAAAAAAGAATTGCAGTCGTTAAAACTGATGAGCAATATCCACAGACAATTCCAGTAGAATTTACACAAGACAAAGTTTTTTTATTGGACAACTTCCAAATTGGAGACATTGTAAAAATCGGTATCAATTTAAGGGGTACTGAATGGAAGGGTAAATATTTTGCAAACATTCAAGGTTGGAAAATAAATAAAGGGGAAGCCGAATTGAACGCTGACAAATTTATGCCAGACAGAAAATTAGACAGACAAACCATAAACAACTTGATGGAATATGCAGAAGAAGTACAAGCTGATGACTTACCATTTTAATAACTATGGCTGGGTAGCAATACCCAGCTTTTTTTAAATCACTAAAAATGTTAATAGACTATAACAAACAATTAGACATCCTTCAATCTATAAGAAAAGGAAAACTCAAAGAAGGATTGAAACTGGATATTCCAGAAATCGATGAGTATTTAAGATTTAAACCTAGCAATTTCAATATTGTTCTGGGTCATGCAAATGTAGGTAAGACCACATCGATTTTATATTTGATGTTATGTTATTCGCTAAAGCACGATTTAAAATGGTTGATATGTTCCACCGAGAATGATAGTTATTCCCTTATTCGAAAGCTGGTAGAATTTCTAGATGAAACTCCAATCAATTTAATTTCTGAAAGCAATTTTAAAACTCACACTAATTTCATCAACAAACATTTTAAGTTCGTAGACAACAATGTAATGTATGACTATCAAACTGCCATTTCAATGTTTAAAGATGTTTTAAAGGACTTTAGATACGATGGAATACTTTTAGACCCTTACAATGCTTTGGCAAAGGATAACGACCTTATGAAAAATCTGGGGGGTCATGAGTACGACTACCAAGTTTGCACAGAGTTAAGAATGTTTTGTAAAGAAAACAAAGTTTCAATCTGGCTTAACACCCACGCAAACACAAACGCACTTCGAATAGTTTACAGAAGCGAACACCAATTTGCTGGACATCCAGTTCCACCGATGGCATCTGATGTTGAAGGTGGGGGTAAGTTTGTAAACAGAGCCGATGATTTTTTAGTTATTCATAGACTAACTTTACATCCACATTTATACACCACCACGATGATACACGTTAGAAAAATAAAAGAAATCGAAACTGGTGGCAGACCTACCAGCATTGACAACCCAATCGAAATTGTGGCTTTGCAAAACAATGTTGGTTTCAGTATCAATGGAAAATCAATTTTAAGAACAATAAAAGAAAGCCAACTCAATTTCCTATGAGAACAATTTTAGATATACTTTCAGACAATCATAAAATCTGGTTAAAATATGTCATATCTTTTGGATGTGAGCCAGAAATTGCCGAGGACTATGTACAAGAAATGTATCTAAAAATTTATAATTATAGCGAAACAAAAGATAACGATTTGATGTACAATGAAAATGAAGTCAATTACTTTTTTATTTATGTGACTTTAAAAAATATGTACTACGATAATAACCGAAAGAAATCAAAAGTTATTTTAGTTGATATTGAAAAAATTGATATACCAGAAGAAGATTATTCAGAAAACGAATTTAATATCCAATTACAAAAAGTTAAAAGCTGGGAGACGAATATAAATAATGAAATCAAAAACATTAAATCATACACCAGAAGCAAAGCTAACTTATGTTATATAAAATTCATTTACGATAAAATCTTCATCGAAAATATGTCAATTACAGATTTGAGCAACGAAGTAGGAATTTCCTACTGGAGCTTACGAAATACAATCCAGATAATTAAACAACAGATAAAAAATGAGATTTGATTTAGACGACCAATTTACAAGCGATTTAAGAGTCGATATTCTTATGAGTAAGTATTCTCTACCTTATTTGAAAGAAGTTATAAATGGACTCATTACAAACGCTAAAAACAGAGGAGATATAAAAGAATTGAACTACTGGAATGAAGTAGCACTCGAAATTAAAAAACGAATAGTATGACACCAGAAGACAAAGCAAAAGAAATAACTTTAAAGTATTATAAGTTAGGAGAACATTTATATATACCAATGAGTTTTGCCAAACAATGTGCTTTAATAGCAGTTGATGAATTGATTTACGAAACACAATTTGAAGTTCCTAATATTAGAAAAAGATGGTGGATTGAAGTTAAAAACGAAATAGAAAAACTATGACACCAAAAGACAAAAAAGAACTAGAGATTTTAAAAAATACAATCAAGGAAGTAATAATATTTTTTGCAATAATAATTACGTTTTTAATAATAGTAAAAGAATGTTTATGACACCAGAAGAAAAAAAAGAAATCGATGACACTTTGAGAGTGGCAAAAAAAATATTAATTGTAATGACAATACTATCTGTCGCTTTAATAACTTATGCAACAATATTTATAATTGATTAATATGAAAATAAGACTAGGAGATACACTCGCTTTTATCTTTCGGATAACTGGAATAAAAGCAATAGTAAAAAGATTTTATCCAGATTGTGGATGCGATGAAAGGCAAGAAAAATTAAACTTTGAAATAAAAAGAAAATGAAAAAAGATTATAAAATGTCCACAGATGATTTTATCTGGTGGGCAAAATTTAGAGAAACCAAGAAACGATTTATTTCAAATGATGAGTATAGAACAATCTGTGAAATTCACGCTAGAACTTTAGAGCATAATATTGTTTATGTTGGAACATGTTGTTCTCAATACATCCAAGCTTACATCGATGATTTGAATGAATTTTACATAAAAAATCAAACATCAAAATGAGTAACGAGACATCACACCACAAGTGGGAGCAAGGTATCATCCATTTATTAAATTTAGATGGCTGGGATTTAGAATGGACTGGAGAAAATACAGAACACTTTGATGCCAAGGGCAAAACACCAAAAGGATTTGATTGTGTTATTGAATTTAAGTTACGACATAAATACTACCAGACAAAAATTCTAGAAAAATATAAATACGATAAGCTCATGGCTGAAAATGGTCTCCATTTTTATTATGTCTTCGATTGTCGTGGGAACTATCTTTATTATTTGGATACGCTGGAGCTACCAGAGATGTCAGTCATAACTTCAAAGCAAACAGAAAAATTTGAAGTCGAAACAATGATAAACAAAAATGTTTACTTTTTATCAGAAAGTCAAGCCAGTATAGTAAACAAATATTAAAAATTTGTTATAAAAGGAAAAAAGATTATATTTGTAGAACATCAAACACTAAAAACAAAAACAATGAAAAACGAACTAATTAAATTTATTGAAAATGAAACTGGAATTTTACCAGTAGGATTTAAAAAAGCTATCAAAAAATATTTCAAAGGCAAAGAAGTAGAGTGGCAAACCAAACAAATGTATATCCACGAAACTCAAACTTTAAGCGAAAGCGATGGAGAAATCTATTTGACTGGAGACTTTGGACAAATTGTCTGGAATGCTGAAACATTATTTCTAGACTTACCACATATTGTGGATTTGGTTTACAAATCTAGGGAAGCAACAGACAAAAGAGTCAGAGAACAAATCGAAGAAATAACAAGACTTATATCATGATAGTTCTAGTCGATGCTGATAGTTTAGTCTGGAGTAGTTGTTACAAGAAAAGGGAAACTCCAGAAGATGATATTTGGAATGACATAGAAGATGCGAAATTGAAATTCGATGAAGTGTTTATGTCCATCATCAATAAGATTGAAGAAGTTTACGAACTTGACAAAGTTTTAACTTTTGCTGGTGCTAGGGGAAATTTCAGAAAGCAAATTTCAAAAACCTATAAAGCAAATAGAAAAGAAAGCGACAGACCACCAATTTTAAAAGACCTTCAAAACTATGTTATTGAAAGTTATAATGCAATTCGTGGGGAAGGGGTAGAAACAGACGACATAGTGGCGACCTACTGGAAGCAACTGACAAATGAATTTGGTAGAGATGAAGTTTTAATCGTAAGTATAGACAAAGACTACAAACAACTGCCATGTATAATTTACGATTATCATTACAAGAAACAATGCTTCTATAATATATCAGAAGCCGAAGCCAAAAGAAATTTTTATGTCCAGATGATTACTGGAGACGCTGGAGACAATGTAAACTATTGTAAGGGATATGGGGAAGCGTATTGTAAAAAAGCATTTAAAGATTGTTTAAGCGACTATTCCTATTTAAAGGTAACATTTACCCTATTTAAAAAAATATACAAAAACAAAGCACGAGAAAAGTTTTTAGAGTGCTATCAATTATTAAAATTAAAAACCGAATGACACAACCAGAATTAATTGCATTGGAAATTAAAAAAGCATTGAATGTTGATATTTACGACAAACGAAAATTTCAAGACATTGTAGATGCCAGAAGTATTTATTGTCACATCTTACGCAACGACCTTAATTTTACGTTATATGAGATAAGGGATAGTTTTAACATCAAAGGAAAAGACTACCATCATGCAAGTGTATTGCACTCTGAAAAAATGTATAAGGAAGCATTGATGAGAAAGCCACACTTCGAATATATTAAAGACAACATACTAGCAACAATATCTCCAAAGTATGCTTTAATAAAAGCAATCAATCAAATGGATGATGAAAAGATTAAACTAGTTGGAGAATACATAAACACTATTTTATAAAATGGGTAAGTCAAAAGAACAACACGAAATCGAAATTCTAGATGTAATAGTAAAGCATAAGATAATGAAAATCCAGCATATCTTTTCTCACTATCTAGATTTGAAATCAGCGCAATTCTATAATCTGGAATTGGAAAAATCAGAAAGCATAAAAGATGCGATTGCATTAAATAAGACAAAGGCAGTCAGCTACATGATTAATAAATGGATTGACTCTGAAAATCCAACGCTACAAATTTCAGCGTTTAAAGTGTTGTGCGATGACGAAGAACGAAAGAAACTTTCAATGCAGTTTGTTGAAAGCGACAATAAGCATGAGATGAAACAATTTGAAATCGAAATCATTGGCAGAAAAGAAAAAGATAAAAACTAACGTAGTCTTTGAACACCTAATCGAAAGTGATAAAAGAATTATAATCGAGCAAGGTGGAACTCGAAGTGGTAAGACTTACAACATTCTGATGTGGATAATCTTTAAATTCACGACAGAAAATGTAGGTCTTACTATTACGATATGCAGAAAAACTTACCCATCATTAAGGGCAAGTTGTATGCGAGACTTTTTCGAAATACTAAAGACATACGATTTATACGATGTCGAACTTCACAACAAATCCAATTCGGAATATTTACTCAACGGAAATCTGGTTGAATTTATTTCGTTAGACCAGCCACAAAAATTGCGTGGTAGAAAAAGAGACCTACTTTATATCAATGAAGCCAACGAAATATTTTATGAAGACTGGCAACAACTAATTTTCCGTACAACTGGTAGAGTCATTCTCGACTACAACCCATCAGATGAGTTCCATTTCATTTATGACAAAATCAAACCCAGAGACGATGTCGATTTTTTCATTACAAACTATTTAGACAATCCATTTCTGGATGATGATACAATCAGAGAAATCGAAAGACTGAAATACATAGATGAGAATTACTGGAAAATTTATGGACTAGGGGAAATCGGAAGTAGCAAATCACTTATATTCAGATTTAATGATTGCGCTGATATTCCAGAAGATGCCACATTTTTAGCATACGGAATGGATTTTGGATTTTCGAATGATGCAACGACCTTGGTTGGTGTTTGGAAAAAAGGCGATGATTTATATTTAAAAGAATACCTATACAAAACTGGATTGACAAACCGAGACATTGATACATACTTAAAACAATTTGACATTGGCAGAAAAGAAATTTATGGGGATAGTGCCGAGCCAAAATCAATAGAGGAATTATATCGAATGGGTTGGAATATTAAACCAGCCACAAAAGGTCAAGGCAGTATCAACATCGGAATAGACATGATGAAACGATACAGAATTAACATAACCAGAGATAGTCTCAACATGATTAAAGAATTTAAGAACTACAAATGGGCAGAAGATAAAAATGGAAATACCCTAAATGTCCCAGTTGATGCGTTCAATCATACCATCGATGGGGTCAGATATGCTTTATATGATAAGTTAGCCAGACCGAACTATGGAAAATATGCAGTAAGATAAAATTAGGATGTTTAAAGCATTCTTTTTTAATTTGGATATATTGCTCACAAAGAAAAAAATAATACGTTATATAATAAATAAATAAAATGAAAGTATCAGTTCCATCATCGTTGAGAGATATTACATTGTCAAAATACCTAGAGTATTTAAAAGCAATCAAAGAAGCCGAAAAGCATCCAGACCCAAACTATCTGGAAATAAGAAAGATTGAGATATTTTGCAACCTTACCCATATTGAAGTTTTGAATATTGAGTATTCATTCATAAGTACGATAAGTGAACGAATAGATGAAATCATAAAAAGTGAGCCAGAGTTAGTTACAAAATTTAAAATAGGAGATATCACATTTGGCTGGTTACCTAAATTAGACGATATGAAGTATGCAGAATTTTTAGATTTAAATTCTAACATTTCAGACTGGGAGACAATGATAATTTCAATGGGTGTTTTATACCGACCAATAACAAAAGAATTTAATGGCAAATATTTAGTCGAGGAATACAAAGGAGATACCTACCACGATGCTCTGAAAGAGATGCCAATGGATGCCGTAGTCGGTGCGATGGTTTTTTTTTGGAATTTAGGTCTGGATTGCACGACATATATTCTGAAGCATTTGGAACAGACGACTACGATGAATTTTCAGAAGCAACTTTCTTTAGTCGAAAATGGAATTGGTATGCAACAATCGATGAACTCGCTGGGTCAGACCTTACAAAGTATGAAGCAATAGAGAATATGTCAATGCATAAATGCCTTTACAACTTATGCTATAAGATTGCAAAAAATAAAAAGGAACGAAACGAACTAAAAAGAATACAAAGAAATGGCAGATAACACTAGAGGGGTAGAAGCAATTTACAGAATTATAGAAGCATTAACAACAGAGTTGAAATCAAATCCATTTTGCAATACAATTTCACTAGGTACATTGACCGAAGTTGATTTGCAAAAGCTAACTATATTTCCATTGGCGCATATTGAATTGGACAACGTGGTACATAATGATAGCACCTTGACTTTTAATATAACCATTTTGAATTTGGACATTGTGGATGTTTCAAAAGATATTCCACAAGACCTAATCTATGGAAATGACAACATGGTTTACATCTGGACAAACCAGCTTTATGTAATTAATAGACTAATTTCAAGAATGTATCAATCAACTATTTATAGCGATGGTTGGGAGTTAGTGAGTGCGCCTACATCTGATTTTATAAATAAGGAAATGGAAAACATGTTGGCTGGATTTTCAACCACACTTTCAATTTCAGTTCCTAACGACATAAACAAATGCTAAAGCTTAAAGAATTACAATCAGCAGTTGATAGGTTTGGAGACAAAGTTGTTGCTGATGCCAAAGCTAATTTGTCAGCTAGTGGCAAAGTTGATACTGGAAAACTTCAAAGTAGTGTAAAAAACAATGGAGCAATCTTTTATAAGAATAGTATTGAGCTAGGACTATCCATGAGTTACTATGGAGCATTCGTTGAAAAGGGAGTTCGTGGTGCTGGTGGAGTTAGAAAAATGACTAGCAAATTTAACAGAAGCAACAATAAAGGTAAGATGTGGAAACAAAATGGCAAGGATAGTCCATTCAGTTTCAAAGAAGGAGTGAAGCCAAGTGTCAAACATTTTATTGACTGGAGTTCTAAACGTGGACTAAATCCTTATGCAGTTCGTGAAAGTGTATATCATCAAGGTATTGCACCAACTCCATTTTTATCAGATGCAGTTAAAAAGAATATAAATAGTTTGCCAATTTTAATACAAGAAGCTTTTGCTCTGGATGTACAAAACACAATAAATTTTATAATCAAATCAAATCTGAAAAAATAATATGCCACCACCAAAACCTTTTAAAGTAATTCTAGCTAGAAGTCCTTATCAAGTTATAATAAATGAGCCAACACAAATAGCTACAAAAGTAGAATTAAGATTGTGGAATAAAGGAGACACAAAACCAACAAACCCAACTTATATCATGAGCGAGGGTATTGCTTCTGTAACACAAACAGAAACCAATTATAATATTTCGCCATTCATTTTAGAATATATTGATAAGTATTATCCAATATATAATGCAGACAATGTAATATTTGCTGGAAATAAGGAATGGTGTATAGGAGAATATATAACTTATTATCAGACAAATTTATCTGATGAATGGGTTGAAACAGATGTTGTGGAGTTTTGTGGGGTAAATGGTTTCTCGACACCAGAGCAAGGAATGAACTATGACATAACAAATTTAAGACCTTATTTATTTTTGGCAAACGAATTATTAAAAGTTTACTGGAATACCAATACACCAATTCCTTTTTATAATTTTATAGTCAGACATGTAGACAAACAATACGAAGCACAATGGATAAACAAATCTGGAAACACTATAAATTCAGTAATTTTTTATGATGGGGAAGATGATTATTTTAATTTCGCAATCCCTTTAGTATATGGCGCAAGTGTGAGACTTGAAATAGTAAATAGGACTGATGGAGAATTGGTTACAAAAATTGAAACCGAAGAAATATGTGAGCCATTATATCCAGTTGAAATGGTATATTTTGTAAACCATTATGGTGGATGGAATTATTTACCATTCTTTAAAGCAAGTTATAATTCAATCGATGTTAAAAATAGTGATTATGCCTTAATGCAAAAAAATGTAGATTACGACTATCGTAGAGGACAAAGAAAATCTTTCAACGTAAATGGTAACCAAAGTATAAAAGTAAATACTGGATGGATAGAAGAAGTATATTTTGAGTTAATTCAAGACATAATGCTTTCTGATACAATTATATATTCGGCAGACGAAATACCAGTAACGATAAAAACCAGCACGATGCAAAAGAAAACATACTTAACAGATAAGAATATAAACTATACTTTGGAGTTTGATTTTGCAAACAAACTAATTAATAACATCGTCTAATGAAATTAAGTGTTGAAGTTTACATAAAGAAAAACACTCTAGTTATTGGTGGTAGATTTACGAATGATAATACATCGCCATTTTTAGGAGTGTCTACTGATTTGACAATGGTTGCTGATGAGTACATTGGTTTTTATATTAAGGTTACTTCTGGCGATAGTGCTGGGTTAGTTAGTTGGATAACTGGAAACGACACAACTAAAATAGATTTAGAAACTGGAATACAAATATTCAATGGAGATTATTTTGAAATATACAAAAGCGAATATAAAAGACTAGATTTATTCAACGATGAAAAAATAAGTGTCACTTCCCAAATTGGGAATGGAAATGACATAGGGAAGCTATATACAGATTTTAGTCAGAGTTTTACAATTCCAGCATCTAAAAACAATAATGAAATATTATCGCATTGGTACGAAAGTTCGGTTGATAATGGTTTCGACCATAGAATGCGTTATGATGCTTATATAGAAGTCAATACTCAAAGATTTAAAAATGGAAGTATTCAGTTAGAAAAAGCCGACAAAAAAAATGGATTTATAGAAAGCTATTCAGTTACATTTTATGGAAATCTTACTCAATTAAAAGATGTATTTAAAGATGAAAAATTACAAATTTTAGACTATTCACAATTTAACCATACATATAATAGTTCGCAAATTATAAATAGAATACAAACATCCATACCTTATGACGTTAAATATCCATTAATAGGAAATACTTTTAAATATGCTTACCAGCTTGGTGGTGGAACTGATATTACTTTAAGTACTGGCGCAATCAAATGGAATGACTTATTTCCAGCCATACCAATACAAAAAATCTTTTTATTAATACAAGCTAGATACGGAATAAATTTTATTGGAAGTTTTTTTAATTTAGACCAATGGACAAAACTTCATTTGTATTTGAAACAAAGTACAAACATGATTTATTCATCAGTTCCACAACAAATAAATTGGGCAACAACAAGAACTGGTGCTGGTTGGATGCCAATACCAGAACTAAACTTTTCAAATGATATACTCACAACAAATTGGAATTTCGGAAGTTCATTCCCAAATGAAGTAGTAACTAAATATTATGTACTTCGAGTAAATATAGTTCCAAATTCAGCTTCCCAAACTATTCCTTATACTTTATATAGTTATAAAGATGGGGTTTTATTTTCGACTATTGAAAATACTGGAACTCAATCTTTGTTTATTGATGAAGTTAGAATAAGTGAAGACCCAACTCCAAATCATACATATACTTTTGCGTTGGCAGTTTCATCAATTACTTTTACATATACGGCAGAACTATACTATCGAAGATTTCAGTTTCAATTTGGAACAAGTGGTGGGGGTCAATGGCTTCCTAGTAATTCCATGGCTTACTCTAATTCAACAACTCCAACATCTGTTATTGATATAGGTCGTTATATTCCAGATATTAAAATTGTAGATTTTATTACTGGTATTATAAAGGCATTCAATTTAATGATAATTCCTAGAGCAAATAATACTTATGAGTTTATTCCACTTGAACTATATTACAACGCTGGTAAAATTCTGGATTTAACGGAATATGTTTATGAAGATGAAATGACTATAAGTAAACCAAAATTATTTAAAAGCATTAATTTTAGTTATGCCGAAAGTAATAATATTTTAAACCAAGCTTACAAAAGTATATACCAACAAAACTATGGCGATTTAATTTATAATTCTGAAAGAATAACAGAAAGCGCAACGTATGAAATAAAACTACCTTTCGAGAATGTTTTGTTTGAAGTTCCAAAGCAAGGAACTAAATTTCAAACGGCAACTTTGATTGACAAAAATTCTCAACCATATATTCCGAAGCCGATGCTCATTTATTGTAATGGTCGATTAACTACGGATTTAACTGGTGCTGATAGAATTTATATTACTCAATCTAGTGGCTCACCAATTCAAATGACAAACTATCAAAGATTTTCAAACGAATACGATAGTTTACCAAATGACCCAAATCATTCTGGTTTAATGACCATGAACTTTGGAAACGAACAATCTAGTTGGTTAAACGAGTTAGCACCAAGGGGATTGTATTTCAGACATTATAGAAATTATATAGAAAACCTATACAACATAAAAACTAGAATGATAAAAGCAAAGGCATTACTACCAGCCAGTTTATTAGGAAGTAGTGTCACAAATGCTTTTGGAACACCTTTAGGAATTGCGTTAAACGATAGGTTGGTTATAAGAAATAAAAGATATATAATAAATTCATTTACCAGCGATTTAACAACTGGCGAAACAGACCTAGAACTATTGACAGATTACAGAGGGGTAAACGCAGTAAGCACTATTGGTTACAGATTTTCAAGTTTTCAAAATATAGAAACTGACAAAGCTGAATTGATTTTGGACATTGAAATTTATTTAAATGACTATGAAAGTTTTGGAATAAAAGGTAGTATTGATTTTCTAGTTTATACTGCATCAACCAATAACACAAATGATACAATATTAACATTGACAATTCCAGAAAATACAACTGGGTTAGATAGGAGTTCGTTTATTCCAATAGGATATTATTTAAATGGAGTTGAAGTACATGAAGAAAATTTAATCGTAACACAAACTGGATAATGATAAAACAAATTTTAGATTGTTTGAAACTAGATTTCGAACACAATAGCGAATTGATTGCAATAGCAAAGGGAAAATATAAGCTTCCAGAAACATTGAAAGAAGCGATTAAACCATTAAAAGAAAAGAAATGGCACAAGAAGTAGAAGTAAAGGTAAAAGTCCAAACTAGCGAAGCCACATCAAATATTGATAAGCTGGGAGAAAGCTTTAACAAACTTGATGGTAACGTAAAAAAGACAAATGAAAAAACAACCGATTACGCAAAACAAATTATAAACTCTGGACAACTTACATCTAAATTAAGTCAAGCGACTGGTGGATTGTCTGATGCTTTTGTTGGTGCAGTAAAAGGAATTGACCTAACAAACTTATCATTGAAAGGATTGAAGGGTGCAATCATGAGTACTGGTGTTGGACTTCTGGTTATAGCTTTGGGAGAATTGATTACGATAATGGCTGATATGTTCAGTTCAGAGAAAAAAAGTGAACAAGCCGTAAATGATTTATCTAGAGCGTTAGATGAACAAAGCAAAGCGTTTGACAGAAATTCAGAAAGTGCAAAATTTCTCAACGACATCAACATGCAATACGCAAAAGCAAATGGCGAAAGCAAAGACCAATTAAGAAAAAGAAATAATGAATATTTAGCAGAAGAAAAAAAACGTATAGAAGAACAGATTGAAGCTATAATGAAATTACATTATAAGACTTTAGAAAATGATGATTTAACAGAAGAAGCTAGAAAAGAAGCGTTTGCGAAACTTGATGCTGATTTAGACAAACAATTAGATTTAAAACAAAAAAATGCTAGGGCAAAAATTAAAGCCGAAGCTGATTATTATACAGAAGATAAGGAAGCTGAAAAACAAGCCACAGAGAAAGCAAACGAAAAAAAGAAAGCTGATGGAGAAAAAGCAAAAGCAAATCGTCAGCAACAACTGGATGCTTTAAAAAACCTAGAGAAAAAATATAGAGATGATTTACAGAATTTAGAAGATAAAACAGAGCAACAAAAATTAGACAGACAAAAACAACGAGCCATTGATGAACTTAATGCCATCAAACTAACTGCAAAAGAAAAAGCAAAAGCCAGAGAATTAATCGAAGCTGATTTCAGACAAAAGCAATTAGATTTAGACAAAGCACACGCTGACAAAGTTCTGGCTTTACAGAAAAAATTAGAGGATGACAAAGCTTCTTTAATAGCTCAAACAGAAGAACAAAAACTAGCTTTAAGCCAAGAAAAAGCCATGAAGCAACTGGAAGTAGATTTAGCAAATATCAACGCTACTGAAACTGAAAAGGAAAATGCTAGAAAATTATTGCGAGAAACTTTTGATTTACAAAACAAAGAAGCAAAAGCTCAAAAAGATGAAGAAGACAGAAACGAAGAAATCGCAAAACTAGAACTACAACTAGAAGATGATACAATTTCTTTTGAAGATAAAAAACAACTTATACTAGACCGAGAGGCATTGTTATTACAAGACAAAAGTTTAACTGAAAGTGAGAAATTAAGAATTGAAAAAGAAAGTAAGGATGCGTCTAAAAAATTAGATGAAGAACAATACAATGCAAAAATGGAATTGCTAGGTAAAACATCAGAAGCTTTGTCATCAGCTAGTGACATTATAGGCAAGGAAACTGGAGTTGGAAAAACTTTGGCACTTGCATCGGCTTTAATGAATACTTATCAAGGTATATCAGCTGGGGTCAAACTAGGTTATCCCCAAGCAATTCCAGCCGTTGCTATGGCATCCTTAACTGGTTTTAAAGCCGTTAAAAACATCATGTCGGTAAAAGTTCCAAAAGGTGGTGGTGGTGGAAGTGGAAACACAATTTCAGCTGGTACACCATCAGCACCGAGTTTTAATGTAGTAGGTCAAAGTGGTGCAAATCAAATCGCTCAAAGTATAGCTGGAAAAAATACACAACCTTTAAAAGCATTCGTTGTGGGTCAAGACGTAAGTACTCAACAAGGTCTTAATCGTTCCATCGTTCAAAATGCAACTTTAGGATAAAAAAAAACAAAATAATAAAAAAAATACGTTATAAGATTATGAAAGTAATAGAACTAATTATTGACGAAACAATGGAGCTTTCTGGAATAGACGCATATAGTTTAGTAGAGTCTCCAGCCATAGATGAAACATGGGTTGCTTTAAAAGAACAACCAAAGGAATTTAAATTTGCAGAAGTATCTACCGAGAAACGTATCATCATGGGTGCGTTGTTAGTACCAGACAAACAAATTTACAGACGAGACGAAAGTGGCGAATATATGATTTGGTTTTCAAAAGACACCATTCGTAAATGTATGGAAATGTTTTTCAAAAAAGGAAACCAGAACAACGCTACTTTTGAACACATGAACAGAATTTCTGGACTTACTATGGTTGAAAGCTGGATTGTTGAAGATACTGAAAAAGATAAGTCAAACTTATACGAATTAAATTTACCAGTAGGAACTTGGGTAGGTAGCATCAAAGTAGAAAATGAAGAAGTTTGGAATGACTATGTAAAAACTGGAATAGTAAAAGGATTTTCAATCGAGGGTTACTTTGCAGACAAAATACAACCATTGTCAAAAGTTGATGTAACCGACACAAATGTCGGAGACATAGAAGAAGAAATATTTGCTGGTCTAGAATTACTATCAATCAAACAAATAATCGATGCGAGTAAATCGTAAAAGCGACTGGAAAACTCCAAGTCGTACAAGTCCAAAAAATAGTAGGCGAGGATGTCTATGTCCAGACAACACTTACAATTCTGATTGTTGCGATGGAACATTACATGCGCAAGGAATAGGAATTATAAACCGAGTAAATCAATTTCTATTGTTAGAAGATGACTTTTATCTTTTACAAGAAAATGACTCACGATTATTAATCGAAAATAAAGTAAATTAAATGGATAAAAGAATAAGCCAATTAGATTTAGTCACAGAACTAGATGGAAACGATGTATTGCCTATTGTAAATGGTGGGGCAACAAAAAAAGTAAAAGTATCCCAATTAATAAGTAGTGGTGGACAAACAAATTTATCTTACTTACCAGACCCAGCAAATGGAGTTATAGATAACGATAATGGTACAAGCGCAACAATTCCATTATCAACTTCAACCGATGCTGGTTTATTTTCTCCAGCTGAAAAAACAAAACTTGAAGGAATAGAAACTGGCGCACAAGTTAATGTAAACGCTGATTGGAATGCTATTTCTGGAGATGCTCAAATACTAAATAAGCCAACAATACCATCAGCACAAGTCAATAGTGACTGGAATGCAACAAGTGGAGTGGCTGAAATTTTAAACAAACCAATTATTCCAGATACTTCAAATTTTGTTCCTTATACTGGAGCAACTGCTGATTTAGATTTAGGAACAAATAACTTAAATGCAGACCATATTTCTTTAAATGTCAGTCCAACTGGAGCTGGTTTTGTAGTCGGTGCAACACAATGGAATAATGATTTAGGAAGTTCACAAACACTTTTAAAAGGTGGAAATGTAACTTTAAAAAATGGAGTTGATTTAGTGGCAAGGGTTGTAAATAAAGTTGTTCCAAATACGACACTTACAAAAGCAAATTATCAAGTTGTTAGAATTACTGGAGCGCAAGGTCAAAGACTGGCAGTTGATTTGGCACAAGCCAATAATGATTTAAATAGTGCTGACACTCTAGGAATAGTAACTGAAACTATTGCTACAAATCAAGAAGGGTTTATTTTAACAATGGGGCAACTATTGGGTATAAACACAACTGGAAATTTGCAAAGCGAAACTTGGTCTGATGGCGATGTACTTTATTTATCTCCAACTACTGCTGGTGCAATTACAAACATCAAACCAACTGGCGAAACTGGACATATTGTTGTTTTGGGTTACGTTGAATATGCTCATGCAAACAATGGTAAAATTTACGTCAAAATAATGAATGGATGGGAACTTGACGAACTTCACAATGTGTTTATAGGCACACCACTAAATAATCAAGTTTTAACTTACGAAACTTCAACTGACCTTTGGAAAAACAAATCTATTGAAACAATACTAGGATTTAAGCCTTATAAATACATTGATTGTACTAGAATAAACGTGAGTGGAACGCTAACAGAAAGCATTTTGAATACTATTGTAATAAATGCTGGGTCTTTTAATTCAATGGATTTAATGAAAGTTATATTTAGAATAGTAAAAACCACAAATTTGGGGACGTTGTCAGTAAGGTTAAGAATGAATACCACAAACACTTTGGCTGGTGCAACATTATTAGCGACCAGTTCAATGAGTACGACAAATAGAACTTCGCTTTATTATAGACACTTTGATTTAATAGCTGGTACAATAACTGGTTGGGATAGTGGTCAAGCAGTAGGCTCTGACATAGGTACTAATACCACGAATAATACAACATATATTTATAATACAAATAGTATTTTATATTTATTTACCACAATTCAATTAACAAATGTAGGAGACACAATTACTAGCAATTTTATAAACGTAACAAATCTATGAAAACAATAATAGATAAATATAGTGGCAAGGTACTTTATTGCCGAGAAGATGAGCCAACACTTGAAAACGAAATGGCAGTAGATTTACTTTTAACCACACCCATGGAAAATCCATATTACGATTTCAATACACAAACTTTTTACGATAAAATAGAATAATAAAAATAAATGAAAATCTTAAAAGACACTTTAACATCAAATGGAAAATGGAGTCAAAAACGATTGATGACATTTAGTTCTTTTTTCGTAGCAACTATTTACGCTTTTATGCCTTTAGTGGATAAAAAATTTGATGTTCAAGAATTTGTTTTTTTAGGTTTTTTGTGCGCTGGTGGATTTAGTTTATTTCGCACACAGAAACAGAATGAGAATATAATATAAATAATTTAATTACGAAAATGCAAATTAATTAATCAAAATCGTTATATCAATATGGAAACACAATCTAAAATTTTTACTTTATTAAATAAAGTATCAGAAATCCAAAAGTCAAAAAATACACTTTTGGCTAAAAAACAAAAAATTAAATTAGGCAAAGTAGATGAGCTAAATTATGACTATGCATCAGTAGAAGATGAAATGTCGAGATTGGCTTATTTTGTAGATGAATATTTTGACGAGCAATTTGAAATAGCTAGAACTGCATGGATGACTTTAAACGATGTATTCAAAAATAATTCAGAAAGTTTTTATACTTCGGATGATTTTGCCGAGGACAAAGTAAGACTAGAAGAAATACAAGTTTTGGCAGAAGAACTGGGAGTTGATGTTACAGAAGTTTACCCAGATTGGCAAAATCATATTGAAGCAATAGAAAGTTTTGCTAATTATGAGGAAATGTTTAAAGAGAAAGAAAGAGAATTTGACACTTATTTCGGATAATCAAATTATATATAAATGAAAAACACAGAAATTTTAAAAAAAATCAATGCTTTGCTTTCAAGAAATGTAAACCTTGAACAAGCGACATTGGACAACGGCACGATAGTGGAAGCTGATAGCTTTACTGCTGGAAGTCCAATTTTTTCAATTGATGGGGAAAACAAAAACCCACTAGAAATTGGAACTTACACTTTAACCGAT